TATAGTATAAAAAATAATACCAGACCACTCATCTTTGTGAATTTGAGAACATAAAAACTTAATTTTATTATAAATGTCTTTAGACATTTTTACTTTTACAGGTTTATTTGCTACTGTAATTTCTTTAGGTAATTTTTTTTTTAACATTTTCATTTAGTTTTTTTTCTATAAGATTAATAATTTCTACTGAAGCTTCTTTTACATAACACTCTTCTACAGCATTAAGGATTCTATTTATTTCTATCTCTGTATTGTCTTCAGATAAAGGAGATAACAAAACAGTTAAAACCCTTTCTTTCTTGTTGACTACAACTGAAAAAGAGTCATACTCCACTTTAATAGGTTTTTTAGGGGTTAAATTGTTTTGTTTTAGTTTAGCTTTAGAAAGAAGTTTTTTGTACTCTTCAACAGAAAAATAAATGTTTCCTGTAGATAAACTAGAAACACAAACTCTTGTAATTTTTTCTAAAAGCCTTTGATCACATACAATAAATTCTGTAATAAGTCTCTCTAAATGGGGTCTATTAGAAATAGAACAAAAAATATTATTGTAATCTATAACTATTTCATTTTCTACTAAATTAAGATAAGGAATAAGGCTTTCTTGATTTAAGATAGAGATAGTTTTAGCAGATGTTGAAATCCATTCAAAACTAAATTCTTGATAAAGACTATGTATACCAGACACAACTCTAGGATCTTTTAACGTGCTAATACTTTTATAAGGAACCCCTTCTTTACTTTCTGTTCTAATGAAATTATTAAAAGTGTAAAAAAAGAACTCTAAATACTCTTTTGTTTGACTTTTAGAAAAACTTTGAGTAAGGATTTCTCCAGAATCTCCATCTCCATAACAAAAAGACTCTTCTTTAAAATAAGGATTTATTCCTCTATGAATTTCATAGCCTAGTTTATGAGGATGAAAAGATAGTTTTCTAATTTTATCTTTCATTCTCGGGGAGTCACTTTTGTAATAAACAATAAAATTTTCATCAAAAGTCATTCTAAAAAAGTTTGCTACGTGTATCTTAATCTCTTTTTTAGAGTCACAAAAATCTTCATCTAATTTTAAAGAGTAAAATATGTAACAGTCTTGAACTTCTCTAGTATACCCACTTTCTGCTATTGTAATATCTATGTCTCCTATTGGAATGCAAATACCCTCTAAAATAATAGATGAATCAAATTCATGTAAATTAAAAGCGAAATCCCAACTCTTTCCATAAGCTTCATCAACAGCTTGTTTAATTTTAGTTATACAAGTTAAAAACTGTTGTTTATCTATTACGTGTAAAGTGTTTGTAGGAGATTTTATATAAACTTTTCCTACTACAAATTTATCCCAAAAAGAAAACTTTTTAGTTCCATTTCTTAGTATATAGTTTTTAAGTTGTATTGGTAAATTTGTGTTTATCATTAGATTAAAATAAAAAAGCCTACAAATTAATGCAGGCTTTTGATTAATAAATTTTACTGAAGATTTATAATAAACCTAAATTTCTAGCTTCTTTATCTAAAGCAGTCTTTTCTTTAATTAAAGCTTTAACCTCAGCAATTAAAACAGTTAAGCTAGCTTTTGTTTCTTCTAAATCCTCCACACTTTCAAGATTGATTTGTACACTAGATGATTCTACAGGAATCCCTTCAAAATCTGTGATTTCACTAAGGGTATTATCCACTGAGAAGTCATCCATAGCACATAAGAATATTTCTGTATTTTCTAAATCATCTTCATTTTCTTCTATATAGGTTTCTAAAGCTATAAAAGCTTCTTCAAAAGATATGTAAAAAGTTTCATTAGCATCTTCAACTGCTTGAACTACAGGAGCATTATCAGCTTCTTGTTTAATCTCTGGATTAGTCCAAATTTCATAAAGGTTTTCTAAATCTGATTTAGATTTATTAGTGTAGTTTCTGTCTTCATTGAAGAAATCTCTAGCTGCATCATCAGAATCTACTAAAGTTTTGATAGCTCTTCTGAGCTCTCTATAAGAAATTTCTGACCCTGCTTTACTATTTATTTTAGTAAAGAAAATTGTAAAAGCTCCTTCAGGTAATTCAGCATCATCATGCTCTAAAGAAGTTTTCTTTACATTCTCTTGAGCTCTCATCTCAGAAGTGTTTATACCTTCTTCATTAATTAAAGGTCTAATATCTCCCCAAGTCTTTGCATCAGACTGTAGTCTGATAATTTTACCTAAAGTTGTGTACAATGTGATTTGTCTACTTTCCATTTTTTAATATTTTTACCAATTTATATAAGTATTTTTAATTTTTTCTAACACTTTATTTGCAAACTTAAAATGATTGCAACCTAAGAATCCTGCATTTTGTCTGTATGCTTCACTAGCAGGATGTGAAGCTAAGAACACATAGTTTTTATCATAGTATTCTGGAATCATATCAATTGTTTCTTCATCATAATTTCTTATTATAAAAGAATTCTGAATACAACCTAGATACTTTTGAGCATGTTTACCCCAAAGTAACCAGATACAAGGATTTTTTAGAGAAAGGCTTTTAATTACATTTGTAGTAAAGCTTTCCCAATATTTAATATGACTTCCTGGCTTTCCTGATTCCACAGTTAAAGTAGTGTTTAGCATAAACACTCCTTGAGTTTCCCAATGGTTAAGAGTTTTCCACTCTTTTTCTTCCATAAATAAAACATTTTCTCCCCACTTTTCATTAATAGAACTATTATCTAATATCTCTTTCTTTATTATCCTTAAAGAAGGTGGTATAGTAGTCTCTTCATTTACTGAGAAACTTAGTCCTGTAGCTTGATTTAAGCCATGATAAGGGTCTTGTCCTAATATCACTACATTTATCTTATTTAAAGGCATACTAAACACTCTGAATATATCTAAAGGTTTAGGGTAGCTTATAATATTAGGTAAGACATTCTGTTTTAAATCTAATACAGATTCAGAATTAGTCAAAGGCTTTATGTGGTTCCATGTTTTATGTATTCTATCTAGAGGTTTCATAAAAAGTTATTTATAAACTTTTTAAAATCTAAAAAATTATGTTTGATGTAATCAGATGGATCCTTAACTTGGTTATTAATAAAAGGAACTCTTATTTCTGAAACATCTGAATAAGTACTGTTAAGCTTTTCTTTCAGCATCTTAGAAGCAAAAATTCCTGCATCATCATTGTCAAAAAATATAACAGTCTTGTCAAATCTTTTCAGGTAAGAGTTAAGTCTTTCAGGATAACAACCTTCATTTTGTAACCATATACAATCATATCCTACATTTTTTAATACTCTCCAATCTTTGTAAGACTTAGTAATAACCAATTTCTCTCCTAAAGGTGGCAAATATGATGTTCCCCCTATGTCATTTTGATCACAATTAGAAATAAATCTTGGATGTCTATCATCTTTTTTTATTGTTGGAAAATATAATTTTTTATGTCCAGAAGAAAAATCAGTATAGCAATAGGCTATTTCTCTTGAGACAAAAGATTTACTAATCTTATTTTTTCTCAAAGTGTAAGCTTTAACTCCCATAACTTTATCTTCCTTTAAGTTCTTACTAGAAATGTAATATTGAGACCAATACTTTTTATCTCTACTATCAAAGAACCTAGAGAAAGGAATTATGATAGTTTCTGGCTTAGGTGTAGATTTTATTTGAATAGAATTGTACTGTACTTTTTTTCCTGTGCATAGATTTGCATGCAATAATTTTAAGACTTTATTGAAATCAAACAATTTAAATCTTAGCATAACAGCATGAAAACAATCTACACTAAAGAGATTAATCCCTTCAATTTTTCTGTTAGCACCATAATCTATAAGATAGAGTTTGCCATTATAAACATCAAAAAAACATCCAGGATTTTTATCTTCTCTAAAAGGAGAATAGTACATTTTATCTAATTCAGGTTTGTAACCTATTGCAAACTGAAATATATCATACTCTGAAACAAATTTTAAAATATCTTTTTTAGTAATAAACCCTCCTCGATTAAGATCATCTGATTCAAATTTATACATACTAAAAAGATTTTTAAATTGATTTTATTGTCCCCAATCTGTTTGTTGAGGAGCTCCTTGTTGAGCCATAGGATTTTGAGCTACTCCTACTTCTGAGCTTGGAGAATTGAGAAATTGTTGAGTTCCCTTGTTACTTTTCATAAATCTACTGCTTCTTTTAAATGGGTGTTCTACCCCATTTGCATTCACATAAGACAATGAACCATCATCACCAACTACTTCTTTCCAACTTCCAGGTTGAGCTGTAACTAAAAAGTAACCACCTTTCATGTTTCTAGGAATTTGTGGATAAGTCTTTTCATTTAACTCTCCACTAGCTTTTTTACCAATATTCCATTGGTATTCTTGAAACAAATCTAAAGGTCTTTTCTCAAATCCAGCAGGAATCAATGCTGTAATAGCATCTGAATAAGCTTTAAAACTTGTAAACCCTTGAGATAGAGCATTTTTAATAGCCTCCTCAGATACACCTAAAGCTTTTAAGTAATGAATAACTACAGCATTTTGTTGTAGTACAGCAGCATTGTAATTATTTGCATAATCTTTATGGTCTGCTTGTAACTCTTCATTCTTATCTCCAAACACTTTATTAATTGGAGAAAACCAAGTTTTACTCTCTCCTTGTTTGATATTAATAACAACTTCAATAGCCTCTCTTTCTGGCTCACCTTCTTTAGCTACATTTTCTTTATACTCAAACTGAGTAATGTAAACACAACCAAAATTACCCCCAAAAGAACCTCTATCTTTAGATTGTAGGCTTTCATCATTATCTGGCACATAGCCATAATTCATTAATTTACTCATACTATATAATTTTTAAAAGTTAATAATTAATTATCCCAAGATTGTGCAACTTCTTCTGCGTTTTCTTCAGTTTCTCTTACTTCAAAATCTTCTTCTTGATTAGTAATTTCTTCTTCTTGATTAGTAATCTCTTCTCCTGTATCATCTATGACCTCTATGTCATAAACTTTTTTAGCTTTCCTTCCTTTTAATTTAGGGTGTTGAAATACTGTTTTTTGTAGTACACTTAAAGGAGTGTCTAATATTTCTGCAATTTCAGGTCTTTGTAGACCTTCATCTAACATTTTTAATACTTCACTAACTTTAACTTTTTGTTTTGTCTCAGACATTTTTTATGTTTTTATATTAAGATAACACTTGTATTACTCTCCGTAATATTCTTTTAATTTGTCAACAACAATACCCAAATCATTAGGTATAAACTCTTTATCAAACATTCCAATAGGAGATTTTGCTGAGCTATAAAACTCATTTTCATTAGTCAAAAAATTCTTACAAACCCTTTTTTCAGAGGAGTTAAAAGAACTTATACCAAGAAGAACTACATCAAATTTACCTTCTGGAGTAACGTAAGAGTCAACCATTTTCCCTGTAGTCTTCATTTTTACATATACTCTTTGGTCTCCTTCTGATTTTTCTTCTTCACCATGAGCAAGTACAAATATATTCTTGCCTGCTACATCTAAGGTTTCAATTGCTTTAAAAATTTGACCAATAAAGTAACCTATCTTTTTGGGACCATCCCAACCTGTTGCTAAAGCATTATCCATGTACCAGTCCTGCATCAAATAATTAAAATCATCTAACACAATATTCTTAAATGGAGAGTTTACTAAAGCTTGTAAAACAGCAGTAACAGTTCCTGGAACATTTGACACTACTCTTTTACCAGAAGACAAAGACTTAACATCTACTGTTCCCCTAGTATCTAAATACTGCAAATTAGTAAGAGGATATAACACTTTACTTTTAGGAAAAGGTAATGGTTTTGAAGTAGAACTTATAAGATATGTATCTTTAGGTTCTAAACCTTTATTTCCAATTGCTTCAACCTTACCAATAGAAGTTGTTTTACCAAACCCACTCTTAGCAAGCACTAAAATTTTAGCCATATTTATTTAATTTTAAATTGTTTAAATGTTTTTAATCCACCTAACATATTAACTCTAAAATGTTGAGGTGCTTCACAATGTCTTGATTCTACTAAATGAACAGTTCTCATATTTGGGTATTTTAAAGAGCCGTTTGTGTTTCTAATAATATCTCCAAAATGTTTGTTTAAATTATATCTATCATCATTAGGATTAAACATTGTAAAAATGTAATTACTATCTTCTGATAGGTTCAGTTTTATTACCATAGTTGTTCTTTTAATCAACTATTTCTGTATATTTCTATACAGCTTAGACTATATCATCATCTTACAAATAAGATGTTGGGTTCTCGTGTCTCTATTATTTTCTGTTTACACAGTTTCAAGAGTTAGTCGTTGCACCTTTTTAGTTCTTTTAAAACTAAACTCGGCTCAAGGTTATCTTCAACACTACTTGTTAAGACTTTCCCTGAATTCTCCCAATTTGCTTTGTAGTATCACTACTACAAGGGGCGTTTTTAATTATTTTTATTTGTTTTTACAAATACACTACATTGGAGGGTATTAAACAAATAAAAACATAATTATGTTTTTCTTCACCCGTTTCTTTAATATCATCTGATGTTGGATAAACTTTATCATCATCTAATTTTCTTCTTTGTACATCACTCATTGCTCTATTTAAGTGAACAATATGCACAAAAGAAAACTTACAGAGATTCCTAAGTTCCACAGTATATTCAGAATACTTGTCTACAGTTTGCTTTAAGTTAAAGGTTCTTTCAGGTATCAATTTACGAATGTGGTCTGTAACAACCAAAGTAAATTGATTAGGATTTGTGTAAGTGTAGCCAATTTTTCTTTTAAAAACTTGACCATGCTTATTCTTAACTTCTGAATAAAGAAACTTACCTTTAGTTTCTGCATAAGCTAATAAATCATTCCTAATTCCTGTAGGATTGTCTTTATTTTCTATGACTTTGATAAGACCTTGAGTAAGCTTTTCTCCTTCAGAATTATACTTACCAAATAAAGGAAGTATTCTGTTTAAATAAACAGCTTTAATTCTATCTTCTACATCTTTAGGTATCTTGATTACTTCTCTCTCATTAATATCTTCTGAATCATAAACCAGTTGACCCATAAGATACTCAGAAGATATAGGAACAAAGTTATTTCCTTTATAGAATTTTCCTGATTCTAAAATAACTTTGTCAAGTCCATAATCTCTGTAGAGAAAATGACAACAAAAATCAAACTCTTTCCCTACTCTATCTATTTCATAAGAAAGATAGATAATATCTAAGTCTATTTTACTAGCTTGTAGACTCACATACTCTGGAGTAGAAGGAGTTAAAGATTCTAGTTGTCTATCTATTAAACCGTTATAGTGTAATACATACAAACAAGGCTCTATAACAAATCCAGAATCTACAAGTGTAGATTTACCTACTTTAGGAGCAGCACCTACAATATAGTTCTTACCTTTCTGTACTCCACCAATAGCTCTAGAAATAGTTTCTAAACCTTTTCCCATTGGTAAACCAATAAGCTTACCTTTTTGACCTTCTTCATAAGTAGCTACAAAATTCATTATTGCATGATATTAGTTACATCATTGTCTTCTACATCTTTATACACTCGTTCTTTGTAATTATCTACCCAATCTTCTAGTCCTGAAACTAAATTAGATCCACTACCTTTAAAAATAAAATAGTGTGCTGAAGTAATGTAGTTACTATCATCTAAATTTCTAATGTACATCTTAGTAGCTGCAATCACATCATCTTTTCTTATATCTGGATTCTCCCTGAAAAATCTTTTCATTCTAGATATAGAAGAAGATTTAGGACCACTCCTTTTTGGGTTTACATTCTTGAATAGTTCTCTGTATTCTGTAGTTACCCACTCCCATTTTTCTTCTATTTCAGATTTTTGGAATAAAGGCACTAACCATACTAACTTTTTGTCATTACTAATTCCTAGAATCTTAGTAAACTGCATGTGTTTAACTAAGACTCTGGAAGTAGTGCTTGGAACACAATCAAAGTATACACTAAGAAGATAAGATAAACCATCGTTAATAGGAATTTCTAATTCTTTTATCCTACTTATAATCTCTTGATTAATTTTCATAAAATTTCATTTTTTTAATGTTATTAAAGTCATAGTAAGTGATAGAACTTTGGTCTAAATTCTCTGTAGCTTTTTGTAGCCACACTTCATCCTGAGTTCCTTCTGAAACTAAGATAAAAGCTTTAGCTCTATGTCCAGCTCTCATTCTAATTATTCTACCCAGTCTTTGTATAATGTCTTTCTCTTTCGAAGTAAGTTGCACTATCAAAGCATAATCCACTTCATCAAAGTTATGTCCTTCATTTAAAGATTTTACACAGGATAACCTGTTTATTTCTTTTTCTTTAAACTTCTGGTAGGATTCTGATGAACTCTTAGAGTGAAAACTGTGTTCAGAAAGTGTATCAGCTTGTTTGATAGAAGAACAGAATATTAATCCTCTTTGATTTTGAGGTATTTTGTTTTCTAATAAATACTTAGCTGCTTCAAATTTAGAAGGGAGATTGTAAATAAATCTCATTCTATTTATGATAGCAAACTTAGCATTTATTTTAGGACTGTATTTAGCTGATTCTACATTCTGAGACTTCCATTCATAACCTTTAACTTCTGTAGTCATAAATGGTTTTTGTTTTGTTCCAGCTTTAATGTTTTTGTCTTTTGAGTTCATAGGAACTTTTAAAACAATTATTTCATAAGGTGCTACAAACCCTAATTTTACTGCTTGATCTAAAGTTAATTCATAAACAACTTTAAAGTCTAAACTCTTTAATAAATTGTACTTTTCAAAGTCTTTGTTATAATCTGGAACAGTGGCTGTTAACAAAACAGATTTTAATACAAGATTATTACTAAAGAATTTAGAGTTATTTTCTGTGATGTTGTGTCCTTCATCTAAAATAGCTACATTGAATTTTTGATGTAAAACTTTATTAGCTGAAGCATAACAGTATTTTTCTGTAATATTACCTAAATCTTCTGCATCCCACTTTTTATACTCTTCTTGCCAATTCTGGTCTCTAAGTTTTTCTGTAGGAACTAAAAGAACCTGATTATGCTGAAAAGTAGTTTTAGCGTAGTCAATAGCCACTTTAGTTTTACCTGCTCCTGTTGCCATTGCTACTATACAATTAGTAGGACCATTCTTTATAGCTTCTACAGCTTCTTTTTGTACAACTTCTCTTACTTTATTGACAAATTGTGTGTGCAATATAGGATTTTCTATGCTTTGTCTAAACTCGTAGATTTCTTCTACTTTATCTAAGACAGAGCCATCAAACTCTAAACTTTCAATGCTAACTCTCATAAGTGTAATTTTTATAGTGAACTAAAAATAGAATGCATTCTACTTCTAATTCTGGGTTAATGTCTTTTAGGATAGATTCTGCTTGTTTTAAATTTTTTGTTTGTCTTGATACAATAAATAAACCTTCTTCTTGAAGTTTAGCTAAAAAGTTTTTTGCGGCTTCTGAAGTATATTTAGGAATAATTATAGTACTTGCAAAATCACACTGAAAAAATCTGTGTTCTTTATTCATAATTTTTAAGTTAATGTGCTTCAGAATAATCACGACTAATATCAATAGAAATGCCTAGTGGAACATTTAATTGTAATTTTTCATTCGCTTTTTGAATAGAAGTTAATAAAATTTGCTTTACTTCGTCTTGTCTTTCTTTGATAAAATCAAAACCTATTTCATCATGGTACTGTAACATAATTTTGATGCCTTGTCTTCTTACTTCCATAATCCAAGTATCAAAACAATATACACCTGTCAATTGTATTCACATAAGCTCGTTATCTCTTATGCAGTTCTTTAATGAACTTCTATATATTACTATATAGTTTGGACTATATCTTCATTCACACTATTAAAATGTGAAGTTTGCTGTTTCCACCCACTTGGGTGTATGCCTCCCTGAGGTCTTACTAGTCTCTGAACCTTACCCATAACATTTTAAGTCTTAGGGTCTTGGCTGCTGATTGTCCTTTCAAAGGATAAATTCTACTTTATGTTTTTTACAAAGTCTATTTTCTTTTATGGCTTTTTTCAAATTTTTTCTATCTGTTTTAAGATAAGTAGCACAATCTTGTATAGAAGAATGTATAATCACTAGACCTTGAAGATCTGTAGTTGATACATTTTTACTTAAAGTAGATTTAAAATCTAAATCATGTACTGTATAAGAAAGATTGTTACCTTTAAACTCTTTAAAAATAAAATAACCATTAGAGTAATTTTTAGTTTTCATGCAAGAATGTATAGCATTATAAGTAACTCCACAATATTGTGCAGCATTACTAATACCTTTTAAAGAAAGAAGAAAAACACCTACTGAATTGTAAATGAATAATTCCATAGATTTTATTTCAGAAAGATTTCTTTTCTGTTCTTCGGACATTTTTAAATGTCTACCTATTGGTCCTATCTCTCCTCCTGAAGATATGTTAACAAGAGTACCTTGATTCATACATCTCCTACCATACTTTAAAACTAGTTCAGCTTCCTTTTTTAAGGATTCTTCTTTAGTTTCAAAAGTCTCTAAAATTATTACTTTCACTCCATGCTTATTTTTAACATTATTCCAAAAAATATTTCTATTTCTAAAATTGTAAGCTCTTGAGTATTTTGTTCTTTGTTTTTCACTTTTAGATAAAACAGTACCTACTCCTATGTAAAATAGTACCCCTGTATCTTGTGTGTAATGTCCATAAATATAATATTTATCCTTAACTATCTGATTATTATTACTTTGCATTTCAATTTTCATTTAATGTTTGTAAATCAAATATAAGGGGTTTCCAGCAATTAAGCAAATTTATTCAGGGCAAGGTTTACCCTGATTTAATGTAGAGAAAATGTCTTTAAGATTTTTAAGGTAATACCACATCTTAGCAACAGGATTCCATAACCAGAGTTGTTTTCTTACAAGTTTGTATTGAGCATCTTTAGAGATTTTCTTTACAGCTTTATTTCTTTCCCAATAAGCTTTATGCAAGTCAGTTGCAAACTCTAAAGTACATTTAAGAACTTTCATAAGCTTAGCTGGTCCTGCTCCATAGATACCACTAAAATTCACTACTTTAGCATTAGATCTGACTCCTGAGAGGTAACTAAGAATTTCTTTTTCATCATTGGATAATATCTCCTTTTTATCTGCTTTATCTTTTAACTGCTTAAAAGTTATTTCTTCTTCTTTAGTCATAAGACTAGCAAATACAGCAATATCTGTATGTGGATCAAACCCTGGTACTCTCATTTCTTCTACATAAGTAGGATCATAAAAATACATATAATGCTGTTTAGTACTGTCTTCTAAGGAAGACATATCAGAACCACAAAATAAATAGTTTTCATTTCTAGCTATCAAAGAACCTCTAATCTGCTTACCATAAGGCTTTTTAACTCCTGGCATATTAGCTATAGGTTTTCTATGCTTAAATCTCATAGTATTAGTAAAACCTGCAACAGAAGCAATAAGAAAGTCATCATCTGTCATCTTATCTAAGAAAGCTTGAAATACTCCTTGTCTATGTTTTACCATAAACATACCTTCTAGATGTTCTAATTCTGGATTATCTGGAATAAGAGTTTGTAAATCAGAGCACAGTTCTTTATCATCATCTTGGATTTGAGGCACTTCTTTTGCTATCCCTGTGATTTTACTAACTCTTGTCTTGTAAATAGTAGGCTCCCATCCCAAGTTAAATAACCAATTTTTTAGTTGTTGAGTGCTGCCTGGATTTGGTTCTTTTATGTTATCTACTATTTCTATAGGTTCTTTATGAGTTTTAGGTAGATTATTTTCTCTAAGAATGTCAAGCCATTTTTCTCCTGCAACTGAAATTTCTCCATCTTTTTTAAGAAACTTATTAGGATATTTTACAGTCTTGTATTTAATATCTTTTGGCATTACTAGTCTAAGCTGTTTATATCTAAGCTCCAAATCTTTTGTAACTTTTGCTAAAGAAACATTGACTAAATTTCTGTCTACTTTTATTGGATTCTCTTCTTGCTCTCTAGCACAATCCATTTTCCAAGTAGCATAATTTATATCTTTATTAGGAGATTGAGGATAGTAAATATCAACAAAATAAGAGTATAAATCTGAAAAGACTAAAGTGTTTATCTCTACATCTACTTCACATCTATGGATATACTTTTCAATTGTATCTAATTTCCAATCTTCTACAACTGGTTTTGGTACTTTATACCTATTTCCATAATATTCTAAGCCGTGTTCAGCTCTGTCTGGAAAGAGTTTATAAGACATAGCTAAAGTGTCCCATTTAGTACCTGTATAATCTAAATTAAAAAGTTTTTTAATGACAGGAAAATCAAACCTAATAATATTATGACCAACAAGTATAGCATCCATAGCTTTTAGTTCTAAAAATAATAAAGAAAGCTCTGAACCAGTTTTAACAGTTCTTTTAAAAAGAAACTTATTTCCATTGTAAACAGAAACACAAAAGCAATGCATTTTAGTGACTTTATCTATGAGACCATTAGTCTCCATATCCATAATTGCTACTACCATAGTTTAATGTTTTAATAGGTTATCGTATTTTACTTTTTTTAGTATTGTATCAATGACTTCTTCGTCTAAAATGACACTATTTAAAATATTTTTTAGTCTTCTTTCTCTTTCAAATTCAGTTATTATATACTGGTTAATCAAAGCTTTCTCTACTCTTTCCTGTATAATGAACACACCTTGAGTAGAATCTACTTGAGTATCTTTATCTACTTCTTTGTAAATATGTTTTATAAAGGTTTCAAAAGTTTTCTTAGCGTTTTTTAAGACATATTTTATTTTTCCAAATAAAGAACCATTTTCTTCTAGTTCTTCTATTTTTTCTATTATAATAGTAAGAAGAACTATAAAATGCAAATGTAAGTCTTCTATTTTTTTCTTGTTAGTAGTCATAACCAATACTTTTTGCGATAATATTGTTAAAATACCTGTCTCCTTTTTGACTACCTAAAAATTCTATATCTACAAAAACTTCGTCTCCTGCTTGTATTTTCATGGCTCTCACTCTTTTAATAGTGTTTCCTCTTAGTTCTATAAACAGTTTTTGATTATTTATAGCTATTACTGTAATTATTTGTCTTAAATATAGTTTTCCTTTTATAGTAAAAGATGTTTCTTCTTTAAATTCTTCTAGTATTCCTTGTATCTTCATATTATTTTAGGTTAAAAAAAAATCTA